TATGGCATCTCACACTGCTGATCTTGCGGTTAATTTTGGTCGTAGAGTGCGTAACTTGGTGGGTGCAGCGGCATATAAAGACGTTTTTCCAGATGTTACTCTCCAAGCAGACTCTAAATCGGCTTCGAGATGGGGTACTAATTACAATGGTGAGTATTTTGCCATTGGTGTGGGCGGCGCTCTTGCTGGACGAGGGGCTGACCTCTTTATCATCGACGACCCACACTCTGAGCAAGAGGCAAAACTTGGAAAACCAGATGTATTCTTACCAGCATGGGAGTGGTTTCAATCCGGTCCCTTACAACGGCTTATGCCTGGAGGTGCAATTATCATTGTAATGACCAGATGGTCAAAACTTGACCTTACTGGACAGATAGTTGATCAAATGATTAAGAATGATGAGGTAGATGACTGGGAACTTGTTGAGTTTCCAGCTATTTTAGAAGATAAAAATGGAGAAGAACGTAGTTTATGGCCTGAGTTTTGGCCGTTAGAGGAATTACAAGCCAAAAAAGCTGCGTTGGATATAAGATATTGGAATGCGCAATATTTACAGAACCCAACTAGTGAAGAAGGCGCACTTATTAAGAGAGAGTGGTGGAATATTTGGGAAAAAGAGACTCCGCCATCTTGTGAATTTATAATTATGACGCTTGACGCTGCTCAAGAAGCTAATACAAGGTCGGATTACAACGCACTAACTACTTGGGGCGTCTTTTTTAACGAAGAGACTAATAATTATAATATAATATTACTGAACTCAATCAAAAAACGGTTGGAATTTCCAGAGCTAAAGCAGCTTTGCATAGAAGAATATAAAGATTGGGAACCTGATGCCTTTGTGGTTGAGAAAAAATCTAATGGTGCTGCACTCTATCAGGAGTTCAGACGGATGGGCATACCCGTAGGAGAGTTTACACCAGGTAAAGGCCAAGACAAAATTAGCAGAGTTAACGCAGTTTCAGATCTTTTCAGTAGTGGAATAGTTTGGGCACCAGATAAACGCTGGGCTAACGAAGTGATCGAGGAGTGTAATGATTTTCCTTCTGGACAAAACGATGACTTGGTCGATGCAACTACACTAGCTTTAATGCGTTTTAGACAAGGTGGCTTTATTAGGCTGCCTAGCGATGAGGAAGATGAAATTAAAATGTTTAGAGGATATAGCCAGAAACGATTATATGCTCTATAATTTTGCATTACAGGTTTGGCAGTTAATTACGTTAACTTTGTTAACTTCGTGGAAGGTGATAAAGATTACCAATTTAGTTTTGTTAGTCTTAGTTAACTTAGTGATAATACAATTTAAAAAAATATTAGGATTATACAATGGCAGCGAATGACATAGATAAAGGATTAGCTCAAGCCCCTAAAGGCTTAGACGACATGATGAAAGAAATGGCTAATATGGAGCCAGATCTTGAAATTGAAATCGAAGATCCAGAATCAGTAAGTATTAAAGCAGGTGGAGTAGAGCTTGAAATTGATCCCGACGCTATGGCTGATGATGAATTTAATAAAAACTTAGCTGAAGAAATGGATGATGATCAGTTAGCAGTATTAGCTGATGAATTGTTAGAAGATTACGAAGGTGATTTATCTGCAAGACGTGATTGGTTAGATACGTATGTTGATGGATTAGATCTTCTTGGTATGAAAATAGAAGATCGATCAGAACCATGGGAAGGTGCATGTAACGTTTACCACCCACTTATGACAGAAACACTAGTTAAGTTTCAAGCTGAAACAATGACTGAAACATTCCCCGCTGCAGGCCCTGTAAAAACTCAAATTATTGGTAAAGAAACTGAAGAAAAGATTGACGCTGCTCAACGTGTTCAACAAGACATGAACTATCAATTGACTGAGAAGATGGTTGAGTACAGACCTGAACACGAAAGAATGTTATGGGGTTTAGGTTTAGCTGGTAATGCGTTTAAAAAAGTTTATTATGATCCTAACTTAGAAAGACAAGTATCTATCTTTGTTCCTGCAGAAGATATAGTTGTACCATATGGCGCTTCAAGTTTAGAAACTGCAGAACGTGTAACACATGTAATGCGTAAGACTGGTAATGAACTACGTAAATTACAAGTTGCGGGTTTTTATAGAGATGAAGATTTAGGTGAACCATCACATGATTTAGAAGAAGTTGAAAAGAAAATTGCAGAGAAGATGGGATTCAATGCAACGACAGATAATCGCTTCAAAGTTTTAGAGATGCATGTTGATCTCGATCTTGAAGGATATGAAGATGAACAAGACGGTAAGAAAACAGGTATTGCCCTTCCATATGTTGTTACTATTGAACGTTCAACACAAACTGTTTTAGCAATTAGACGTAATTGGAACCCTGATGATAATACTAAACAAAAGCGCCAACACTTTGTGCATTATGGATACATCCCAGGATTTGGGTTCTATTGTTTTGGTTTGATTCATTTAATAGGCGCGTTTGCAAAATCAGGCACAATGCTTTTACGTCAATTAGTAGATGCAGGTACATTATCTAATCTTCCTGGTGGATTCAAATCTAGAGGGTTACGTATTAAAGGTGATGATACACCAATTGCTCCTGCTGAGTTTCGCGATGTAGACGTACCAAGCGGTACAATCCGTGACAATATTATGGCTTTACCTTATAAAGAGCCAAGCATGGTTTTAAATCAGTTGATGAATCAGATTATTGATGAAGGAAGAAGGTTTGCTTCAGCAGCTGATTTAAAAGTTTCAGATATGTCTGCCAACGCACCAGTTGGTACAACTCTAGCTATTCTCGAGCGAACTTTAAAAGTAATGAGTGCAGTTCAAAGCCGTATTCACTATGCAATGAGACAAGAGTTTAGATTATTAAAAGGTATTATTAGAGATTATACTGATGATGATTATACGTACGATCCAGTAGAAGGTGCTCCTAATGTTAAAAAATCTGATTATGATTCAGTTGAAGTAATTCCTGTCTCTGACCCTAATGCAGCAACAATGTCTCAAAAAGTTGTTCAGTACCAAGCCGTTATGCAGATGGCACAAGCTAATCCTGATATATACGATATGGTTGAATTAAATAGACAAATGTTAGACATATTAGGAGTTAAACATGCAGATAAACTTGTACCAAGCAAAGAAGATATTAAAGCAGCTGACCCAGTACAAGAAAACATGAACATTCTTAATAGTAAACCTGTTAAAGCATATCTATATCAAGATCACGAAGCTCACATTAATGTACATATGAACTTTATGAATGATCCAAAAATAAGACAGCTTGTAGGACAAAGCCCTAACGCTCAAGCAATTCAAGCTGCTATTGAAGCCCACATAGCAGAACATATTGCATATCAATATAGAAAAGAGATTGAAAAACAAATGGGTTCTGATTTACCAGCAGAGAAAACAGAATTATCTCCAGAACTTGAAGTTGATATTTCTAGACTTGTTTCTGCTGCTTCTGATAAGTTATTACAAAAAGATATTAAAGAAGCTCAAATGCTACAACAACAGCAACAAGCACAAGACCCATTATTACAAATGCAACAAAAAGAACTACAACTTAAAGAAATGGAAATTCAAGCAAAAGCACAAAAAATGCAAGCTGATGCAGCATTAGAACAAGCTAGACTTGAGTTAGATAGAATGAAAATAGAATCAACAGAAAAAATAGCTGGAGCTAAACTAGGGGCCGACGCCGTAAAAGAAAAAGCTAAACTAGATTCAGAAGAATTTATAGCAGGTACTAAACTTGGTGTAGATGTAGTAACCAAAAATGAAGAAATTAAATCATACAGAGATAATAACTCTAGGAAGGAATAGTAAATGAATCAAACGTTAAAACTCCTCGCTGAAAAGCTTGGTGAGGAAAGGCAACGCATTAGTGATGATTTGGTTATGGGAAGAGCTGAAGAACATGCACAATACATGCATGGCTGTGGCATTATCCGTGGCTTTGACATTGCTCAAGGATTAATTTCCGATATAGCAAAAATACAGGAGGATGACGATGAGTGAAATCATAACTCCTAACAAAACCATTGTAGACTTCAAAGGCAAAGCAGTTAAAGCTGAAGAAGAAAAGCAAGAAGAACAAAAACCCACACAATTACCAGAAGTCAGAGGCTATCGCATATTATGTGCTGTACCTTCTGTTGATGAAAAATATGAAAGTGGAATTATTAAAGCAGACAAGACAAGACATATTGAAGAACACTCGACTGTAGTTTTATTTGTTATTAAATTAGGAGATATGGCTTATGCAGACAAAGACAGATTTCCTACAGGACCTTGGTGTAAAGAAGGTGACTTCGTAATTACCAGAGCATATTCCGGTACACGTATTAAAATTCATGGTAAAGAATTTAGGATCATTAATGATGATACTGTAGAGGCTGTAGTAGATGACCCAAGAGGTTACGAAAGAGCGTAAAAAATATTCAGAGCTCACAGAAAGACAAAAAGAACTTTCTAGAGCTCGGGGTAGAAGATACTATGCTAGGAACAAAGCAAAGATAAATAAAAAGCATAGAGAAACACCTGTTTCTTTTGCAAGAAAAAAAGCAAAAGCTTTATGGGAAAAATCCAAAAAAGGTAAACTTTATAGAGCTGTTGCTAGAATTAAAAGACGTGCATTAAAGAAAAACTTAACTGAGCTAGACCAGTTTTGTTTAAAAGAAGCATATCGTTTGTGTAAACTGCGAGAAAAACAAACGAATATGAAATGGGAAATAGATCACATAGTTCCTGTTTCAAAAGGTGGTACTAACAAGTACTACAATATACAAGTTGTTCCTGCAGTTTGGAACAGACGCAAATATAACACCAACACTGATAAATTTTTCGGTGCAACATAAGGAGAAATTCGATGGCTAAAATCATCAATGAAATACCAGCGGAACTCGAAGATGATGAAACTACGGAAGTAGAATTAGAATCTAAAGAGGATAAAGAAGATTATGCAGAAGCTGTAGAGGCTAAGAAGGAAGAGAAGAAATCAAAAAAAGAATCTAAACCAAAACAAGAAGAATTAGATTTTGATCTAGAAATAGAAGATGATACTCCTCCTGAAGATCGTAACCGTGACCCACTACCAGACGAGATTGTTGACGAGCTTGAAAAAGATACTTTAGAAGATTATTCTGAAAGAGTTAAAAATAGAATGGCTCAGCTTAAAAAAGTTTGGCACGATGAAAGAAGAGCTAAAGAAGCCGCTGCTAGAGAAAAAGATGAAGCTGTAAAATATGCTCAACGAATTATAGAAGAGAACAACAAGCTTAAGACTACTTTATCAACAGGAGAAGAAGATTATATAAAAACTCTTAGAGAAAAGTATGAAATTGATTTTGCTGTAGCTAAAAGAGATTATAAAGAAGCATATGATTCAGGAGATTCTGAAAAGATTGTTGAAGCTCAAAGTAAATTAAATGAAGCTCAATTTAAATTATCAAATGCTCAGGGATTAAAACCTCAATATAAAGTAGATGAAAATACTTTACAAAATACACAAAATAGCGGACAATTAGAAACACAAAATACTAATCCTAGACCAGATCCTAAAGCTTTAGCTTGGCAGGATAAAAATAAATGGTTTGGGCAAGATACAGAAATGACTAGTTTGGCTTTAGGCTTACATGAAAAATTAGTAAGCTCTGGTGTAGATCCAGCTAGTGATGAATACTACCGTCGTATAGATAGTACGATGCAGAAACGTTTCCCAGAATATTTTGGGGAATCTGATGATTCGTTGGAAGAGGAAAAACCTGCCCAACGCAAACCTTCTAATGTAGTTGCTCCGGCCACGCGAAGTACCGCGCCTAAAAAAGTACGGCTGACTAAAACTCAGCTAGCGTTAGCTAAGAAATTCAAGTTAACACCGGAACAGTATGCAAGAGAACTTTTAAAAACGGAGAACGCAAATGGATAAACGTCAAGATAGAGACTTAGAAGTAAGAGAAACAACCGACCAAAGAAGTAAACAGTGGGCACCCCCATCATTACTTCCTGAGTTTAAAAAGAAACCTGGTTGGGCGTACAGATGGATTAGAATTACTTTAGCTAACGAGGCGGATAACCGAAATGCTTCTTCTAAAATGCGTGAAGGCTGGGAACCTGTGAAACATTCAGAGCACCCAGAAATAAATTTACCGGTAAGCTCCAATGGCAACTTTAAAGATGCTGTAGAAGTTGGTGGCTTACTACTTTGTAAAATGCCACAAGAAATGGTAGATCAGAGAAACGAGTATTACAGGAAAAAAGCAGAAGGTCAGGCAGAAGCAGTTGATAATAGCTTCTTAAAAGAAAATGACCCACGTATGCCTCTATTCTCCGATAAAAAATCTACTAAGTCTTTTGGTAAAGGTTAAAATCTTTAAGGAGATGATATTATGGCAACAACAGCCGCACCATACGGTTTAAAAGCCGTTAATTTGATTGGTGGTCAGCCTTATGCTGGTTCTACACGTCAAATTAAAATCGCGTCTGGATATAATGTAAACATCTTCAACGGAAGCGTCGTATCAATCGTCGCGGCAGGTACACTCGAATTAGTAACAACAATTGGGTCAGCTGCTTCTAAATTCCCTGCAGGTACTGTAGGTGTTTTCGTTGGATGTTCTTACACAGATCCAAACACTAAGCAAAAATTATTCAAACAATACTGGCCAGCTGGCACAGTAGCTTCTGACGCAGTTGCATACGTAATTGACGATCCAGATGTTGTATTCCAAGTTCAAGCTGACGATACAGTTCCTCAAACAGCTCTTGGTGCTAACGCTCCATTAGCGAACGTACAGTCAACTTCTACAGGTAATACAGCTACAGGTAACTCAAACGTAGCATTAGACGCAACTGTTGTACAAACAGAAGCAGCTTTCAGAATCGTGGATTTTGTTGATTCTACAACATCAAGCGTAGGCGATGCTTACACTGACGTGTTAGTTAAATTCAACGGTGTAAACCACGGTTACAATAACGGTACTGGTATTTAAGGAGAATAAACCATGGCAATTTCAAGAGCTCAGTTATTAAAAGAACTGCTCCCAGGTCTTAATGCTTTATTCGGTATGGAATACCAGCGTTATGGCGAAGAGCACAAAGAAATCTACGAAACAGAATCATCAGAAAGAAGTTTCGAAGAAGAAACAAAACTATCAGGCTTCGCAGCTGCCCCTAACAAGGCTGAAGGTGCTGCAATTGCGTATGACAACGCACAAGAAGCTTGGACAGCAAGATATAACCACGAAACAATCGCTTTAGGCTTCAGCTTAACTGAAGAAGCAGTAGAAGATAATTTATATGACACATTATCTGCTCGTTACACTAAAGCATTAGCTCGTGCTATGTCTTACACAAAACAAGTTAAAGCTGCTAACGTTTTAAACAACGGCTTTGACGGTACTAACTACCCAGGTGGTGACAACAAAGCATTATTTGCTACAGATCACCCATTAGTAAATGGTGGCACAAACAGCAACACTCAAGCAGTGGCTGCTGACTTAAACGAAACTTCATTAGAAAACGCAGTTATTCAGTTAGCTGGTTGGACAGATGAAAGAGGTTTATTAATTGCTGCTAAACCACGTAAGTTAGTAATTCCACCAGCATTGCAATTCGTTGCTACTCGTTTATTAGAAACTGACCAAAGAGTTGGTACTGCTGATAACGATACTAACGCATTACGATCAAACGGTGCGATTCCAGAAGGATACACAGTTAATCATTTCTTAACTGATACTGATGCATACTTCTTAACAACCGACGTACCTAACGGTATGAAACACTTCGAGCGTACAGCATTGACAACATCTATGGATGGTGACTTTGACACAGGTAACGTACGTTACAAAGCTCGTGAGCGTTACTCATTCGGTTGGTCAGATCCCCTCGGTATGTGGGGCTCACAAGGTGCTTAATTAATTAAGTACTTTCTCTCCTCGAGAACCCAGCTTCGGCTGGGTTTTCTTTTATCTATAACTAATGGTTTTCTTGATGGTAAATCTTTGAAGTAAGAGCATAATTCACTTATCAGCTATGCTGAAATCTAATTTAAGGAGAATCATTATGTGGACAACACCATCAGCAACAGAAATGAGATTTGGTTTTGAAGTAACAATGTACGTATGCAATAAGTAATTTTTAAATCAGGTTCGCGAACGAGGGGCTATAAAGCCCCTTTTTTGTTGTATAATATCTATAAATAGCGTATGATTTAATTATCTGGGAACATCCAGCTTATCAGACTGCCCCAGCAGACGCATACACGACGGATAAGCTTAACTTTGTATGGAGACACACTAATGGCAACAACAACCTTTACAGGCCCAGTTGTATCTAACAACGGGTTCAC